ATTTATTGAATGAGAATGCAGTAGTACTTTGGAAACAAAAGAAATATTGGAAATGGGGTTATAATCAACATACTAATCTATGGATTGATAATTGTTCAACTCCAATGTGTGAAGGGAAATTCCTAAAGAGGATAAACCTTAATTGGGAGTGTCCTTGTGATTACAGTTGTTTAAAGTATAATAGAAAGAATCTAATAGAGAAAATAAAGGAGATATCAGATGGCTTGTTACAAATGCCAAAAGGCAAAGTTTTTCAAAATGAAAGAGGAAAAGAGGGAAGCGTTCTTGAAACAAAAAAGGGAGATGTTGAAGTGGAAGTGTGGTTTGACTATTGATGCCATGGATATCCATGAATTATTAGAGTTGGAAGAGAAGATAGATAAGGAGCAGTTATAATATGAAGAATTTCTTAGAAATTAAGGATATTCTGGATATGTATGTGAAATGTATTAAAACCCTAACGGAAAGAGTGGTAGTGTTAGAAGCCAGAATTGTTGAATTAGAAGAGAATATAGATAAAGGAGATAAATAATATGAGTGATACACATAATGCAATATTCGCTTTAGCGATGAAGAGACTACATGAGGAACAACCTGAGAGAAAGGGGTTCGAGATTTCTGAGGTCGTAGAGTATATCGAAAAACATGAAGAACTGAAGAATGATGTTGAAAGTATGCTTGATTTCAAAAGATTCTTAATTAAACAACGGATTAGACAGCATATGGATGACATAAATAGACTGTTAGAGGTACTGTAACATGAAAATAGAAGCAGCAATTAAAATATTAGTAAAGATTTATAAATCTGACCAGTTTCAAAAGCTTTGGAGATGGTCGGCCAAACGTTCAGCTAAAAGAATTGAGGAAAGAAATGAAACTGAAAATAATACTATTGATAATAATGTTGAGTAGCACAACTGGATGTGCAACTTGGGATAAAACCAACTTGTTCCTTTATAATCTTACACATGGAGATGAACAAATTCAAACAATTAAACCAGACCCTCAAGGAGGGGGTACAAACAAGGATGACGTACAGTAAGAAAGAAATTAACGATGCATATATAACTGCTTATAATCTGAGGGAAAAGGACCTATATGATGAAGCTTTAGGGTATCTATTTAAAACTATTAATGCCTATCTAAGAAAATGTGCTTCAAACACTACATCTGATAAAATAATACAAGAGGATATTATTTCCGAATGTCACCGAAGAATATCTTCATATATGCCTAACTTTGACCCTAAAAGGGGTAAACCCATGGTATTCATCGCTCAGATAGTTAATAGTTGCAATGCTAGATTCAGTTTAAACATTCAAAAACAAAAAGAATATAGGGAGCGGGATAAAACATATCAAGCATGTATGTATGATTTAGCGATGGAAGACCCTAATTATACTGAGGAAGAGAGTTTAGATATCATAAACATCTGTGACAGTGTACTATCAGATTGCAAAATGGATGCAATTATGCGAACGAAAAACCTCGACAATATTCAAATTGACGTTGAAAAGAAACAATATCTACAGGAGAAATTACAATGTTACCTCGAAAGAGATTAAAACGAGATATACAAAGGACTTCTAAACAGGTACTTATAACCCCTGAAATAGGTCGTTGTATTGATATGATACTTCTAGGTAAGGATATTGTTCAAATTTCAGATAATACAGGTATTCCTGTTGTAAGACTTGAAAATGCTATTAACTCTCCAGAGGGACGAGAATACATCCAGAAGGCTTCAAATTTATTGGCGTCTGAGATACCCGTGGAAAAGAGAAAATTGATTCTTGAGCTATATAGGCGGCTTCATGAGGCTTCTAACAAAGATGCTATAGCTATTGTTGCTCAAATCAGTAAAATGCTTGATTTTGAAGAGAAGAATGACGCATCGATTACAATTGTATTCGCAGAAGACCCTTTTGCATTAGAAAAAACTGAAGTGATTGATGTTGAATACGAGGAACAGGATGACGGATAAAAATAAGAAAACCTTAAGCGTTTATTATCGCCCATATGACCTTCAAAAGAAGATTCATACATCTAAGGCTAAATATAAGATTGTTTGTCTTGGCAGACGAGCATTGGCATTGGATACTCTAATCCCTGTTTATGGTAAGGAACTGTTTAAAACGGTTGAAGATATTGAAATAGGGGATGTTGTTTTCGATGAGCATGGGAAGAAATGTAATGTTGTTGATGTAACTCCCATTATGCTCAATCAGAAATGTTATAAGGTCATCTTCAGTGACGGTTCTGAGATTATTGCTGATGCAGGACATCAATGGCAGGTTACCACCCATAAAATCAGGAAGAATCAAAACAGGGGGAAACAAGAAACGAGAGACAAATGGAAACCTATTGTTGTTACAACGGAAGAAATGGTTGGAAATTTACACTATGATTCCAGAGGTAACAAAAACTACCAAATACAGGCTCAAGAACCCATTGATTTCAATGAACAAGAGTTACCGATAGACCCATATATTGTAGGATTATGGCTCGGTGATGGTAGTTGTCGTGCAAATCAAATTACTTGCCATGAGGATGATTACCCCTACTACAGGGATTACTTCAATCAAAAAGGGGTCAATGTCGTTGAATATAGAGATGGGGGTTTCTCCTTTGGAGTTGGATATCGGTCAAATAAGGTAATTCATGGTGTAAAAGGGGATTCTATATTACCAACCTTTAGGGAACTCCAACTATACATGAATAAACACATTCCTAAGCAGTATTTACAATCTAGCATAGAGCAAAGGAAAGAGTTGCTAAGGGGTTTAATGGATTCGGATGGATTTATTAGTGCTAACGGACTCAGCGTAGAATTTTACACAACCAGTACTGATATTCGAGATGGGGTCAAATACCTTTTATCATCCTTGGGTATCATTTACTCATTGAATGAAAAAGATGCCACGTTGAACGGTAAATATTGCGGTATCTGCTACAGGTTCAATTTGAAGCCAACGTTTTGCGTATTCAACCTCCCTAGAAAAGTTGAAAGGTGGGAGAAAAGGAATAGGGTAAGAAAGAATACGAGAATCATCAAGGATATAGTTGAAGTTGAATCTGTTCCAGTGAAATGTATTTCTGTTGATTCCCCCAATAACCTCTTCCTTTGTGGGGAAAGTTTCATTCCAACTCATAATTCAGGAAAAACTACGGCAGCAGCCGCTGAATGCATTAACTTCATTAAACAACATTACAATGACGATAGAAAAGTGACAATTGCATGGATTGCTCCTACATATTCCATTGCTGATAGAGGCGTAGATGCTATTAGGGGTATGTTAAAAGACATTATTGGACATGGATATGCAACTTTAAAAGGGAAACCAACTGTTTTGGATTGGGATGGACATAAAGTTCATTTCCTTTCATGTGACAGAGAAGATGGTATTAGAGGTTGGCATTTTGATTTAATCATATGCGACGAATCAGCTTTTATTCCAGATGATACAATGTATGCTGCAATAATGCCAACTATGGCAGATACAGATGCACCATTATTAGCTATTTCTACACCTAATGGACCTAATGGATGGTTTTACGATTTCGCTCAAAAAGATTCCGAAAATTTCGAATTCTTTACATGGTCTTCGTATAAAAATCCGTATGTTTCGGATGAAGTTTTAAACGCTATGGCACAAGAGATGCCTAAAGGTATTTTCCAACAAGAGATAATGGCAGAGTTTGTAGCTGATAATACATCAATTATTCAAAATGTTGATGAATGTCATACTGATAAAGTTTGTGAATGTAATAGTAGAAAGATAGTCGGATTAGACCTTGCTAAGAAAAACGATTACACTGTGGCAATATCATTATGCCCAAAATGTGGCATTGTAACTGATATGAATAGGTTCAATAAGATAGGATTTGATGAGCAAGTTCCCCTAATTAAAAGGTTTTACAGTAAAAATAATGCATATAAATTAGTTTTTGATGTTAATTCTATTGGTGAAGCTATCATGGATTTAGCGTTTAAAGGGTCTAGTATGCGCTTATTACCCTTCAAAATAACTGCTTCAAGTAAGAAAGATTTAATAAATTCATTGGTATTCGCTACAGAACAGGGGGATTTAAAGTGGGATTTCAATACATTTCCACTGATTAAAGAAGAAATTTCAACCTATCGTATGGAAATTACTAAGTCAGGTCATGTCACATGGAATGCACAGGCTGGGAAAAACGATGACGTAGTTATAGCCCTTGCTCTTGCTTCTACTGAGTTAATCAAAACACCTAAACATGAACCATTTGTATATGATTCGGCAGACGCTATTAACAATTACAATCGTAAGATGGCTAAAGAAGAAATTGAATCCGCTGACAATCCCGATGAAAAGAGAAAAGAACTTATGCCAGAGTTGCAATGGGTTGATATGGATGATGGAGGGGATGGAGAAGGGGATTACGATTACCTCTAAGTATATATTATTACGTTAACGGTTCAAAATTGTGTTGAACCATAACTTTGCGAGCAAATCAAAAAAATAAAGAGGAAATCCTTATGTTTGAACAACTAAAAGGGTTTTTTACTCAGAATGTAACTAAAGATGATTCCACGGTAGATTCTCCTTCACAGGAGAAGAAGTCAGTTTCACTTCTAAACACGTACAATTCTAGAGGACAAAAAACCACAATATCAAAGTCGGAGAGATTAGAACTATACAAAGGTTGGGTTTATGGTACCGTTAATTTAATCGGTAATAACTTCGCAGAAGTACCCCTAAGACTTTATACTCCTAACTCTAATAGTAACAGTAAAATAGTAAACTTTAGTACTAACCCTGTAAATCCCATACAAAAGAGATTTTTAAACACTAAAGCTATATCAACTCAATTAGGTGGTTCTGCTAACCTAGAAGTGATATATAATCATCCAGCACAAGAACTATTGCAATCAGTTAATAGTTATATGGATTATTTTGGGCTTATGTATCTTTCGGAGATATGGATAGATTTAATCGGTGATTGTTTTTGGTACATTCCAAAAGATAAATCTGGAGTTCCACAGGAGATACACATATTAGACCCTCGTAGAATGTCTATTCTGGTTAACGATAAGCAAACCGAAGTAAAAGGGTATGCTTATAAAAGCCAACAGAAAGATAATTCTGAGAAGATGGTAGTTTTCAAGGTAGATGAAATTTGCCACTTTAGTAATCCGACTCCCAATAGTAGATTTTACGGTGATAGCCCTTTAGCAGCCCTTGCAACAAGTATTTCAAAGATTTCTCTTTCAAATAGATTAGAAACTTCGGTACTTCAGAATAACGGAATGCCCCTAGTTCTATTGAAATCTGATTCAGAATTAACACCTGAACAGATTAGAAGCGTTGAAATGCAGTTCCAAAAGGCTACTGGTAATGGTAGACAAGGTGGCGTTAAGGTATTAGATAGTAGATTTGAGTTTGAACAGGTACAATATAGTCTTGCGGATTTAATGCTTACAGATAGCCAAACCTTCGACCTAAAGCAAATAGCCTTCGCTTATGGAGTACCTTATGGATTTATGGATACATCCGACCAAATGAAAGCAGGCTTAGATAATTTGAAAGAACTATTCGCCAAAAACTGCTTAATCCCTCGCCTAACGAGAATGGAAGAAGCGTTGAATCAACAGTACCTTAAAAACGTATGGGGATTAGATGGATTAATGTTTGCTTTTGATGATGTAACCCCTGAAAATGAAGAAAGAAACGCCAAGATAATCACTGAATACGTGAAAAACGGCATCATCACAGTAGATGAAGCTAGAACCATAGTAGGAATGTAATATGAAAAAGATTATAAGATTAGACAAATATTTGAAACATGTAGATGAGTCAGTTAAACAGGCTATTGAAGCTGAGATTTCCATTTGCGAAATACCTCAAGATGAATTGGTTATTAAGAGAGTATCCACGGGTACAGAATTTAAAGCTGATGAAGAAGATTCACATACCTCTGAAGGATATGCATCAACAAGAGTTATTGATTTCTCAGGTGATATAGTAGTACCTTCAGGTATTATGTTGGATATCTATAAAAACAATCCTTTAGTCCTATTCAACCACTTCCAATCAAATCTACCTATCGGTAAAGCTATAGAGGTAGATACTGATGATTATGGCTTAAAGGTTAAGATACAGTATGCAGTTGAAGAGAATCCTGAAGCTAAAACCATCTATAAACTAGTGAAATCTGGCTATATTCGCCAACATTCAATTGGTTTTGTTCCTTTGGAGAGAGTTTTAAAGGGTTCAAGGGAATTTGAAGAGGTTAATAAGAGATTAATGATGGAATATCCTGAATACGATGGAAACGCTGAGAGAATTATTACAAAGTCTCTGCTCTTGGAAATTTCAGTAGTTACCATTGCAGATAACCAATCTTCAATGATTAATGAAGTTAAAAGTTGGGAAAATGGCGTAGAATCCCTTAAAAAGCTTGGAATAGATACAAATGTAGTTGAAGAAGTTCAAACTGAGGAAGTTCAAACTGATTCTGAACCTTCTTTAGAAGAAAAAGAATCTTCAGAAGTTATTGAAACACCTAAGATTACAAGAGTTGAACGTACACCTGAGATTAAAATCGTTAGCCCTGCTTCAAGAGAAATTAAGGAAGCTACAAGAAAAGGTATTATAATCAGAGTTAACGTCTAATACAGCGTGTATATATTGTTAATGAAACAAAAGTGTCACCTATATTAACCTTTACCCAACCTTTTGCTCGTTTGGATAAGGAAATACAGCTAAGGCATATTTTAAGATTAATGGAGAATTAAAATTATGAAACTAAAAGTTATAAAAGAGTTTGAAGCTAATGATGAGACATTTGAAGTTGGTGCTTTGATTGAAATCGAAGATACCGAATATGCTGAAAAGCTAATGTCTGATGAATTGGTTGAAAAATATGTTGAGATTAAATCTGCTGCTGTTGAAATTGAGGAAAAAGAAGACGAGCAGGTTGTTGAAGTTAAAGATATTTCTGAAGAAGTATCACAGGAGAATGAAATTATGGATATTGAAGTAAAAGAAGAAAAATTAACCCCTGAGAAGAAACTAATGAATGCTATGGCAGTTGCTAAAGCATTAAAAACAAACCACTGGACTGAAGAAACCAAGGCTATCGCAGGTCAGGGTGAAACAGTTGCAGCCGATGGTGGAGCACTCGTAGACGAGGAAATCGTTGACGGTATTTGGGCCAATGCAGTAGAAACTGGTCAGCTTATTGGTAAGGTTTCACAGCGTCCTATTGGTAAGAACCGCAATACGCTCGAAATTAAGCAGCTAAATGAAGCTAATGGTACACCCGCTGATTACAATGGTGTTGCTCTTAGTGTAACCGCTGAAGGTGGAACAATCTCCCCTCAGAAGCTCGCTTATGCTACAGCTACTGCCGCAGCTAACAAGCTAACTGCTCTAGTTCCTTTCACAGAGGAGATATTGCAGGATGACGCTCATGGTATCCTCGCATTCACTGAACAGCAAGTCGGCGCTGCATTCGGCTTAAAGGTTGATGAGGAGATTCTTTATGGTACTTCTTCACTCTTAACCGCAGCCGTAGGCGATTCTGGTTCAGTTGCTACAACTCTCGTAGACGCATCTGCTCCTACTATCGCTGAACTTCACGATATGTTCAAGAGCCAGATTAACGTCGGTGGTTCTGAGTGGTATATGTCTGGTCAGGTTTATGAGAACATCAACCAACTCAGTCGTGGTGCGTCTGATTTTGGTCCTGTTATCGTTCCTAATTACAGTGTCAGTCCGTTCGGTACCCTGCTTGGTCGCCCTGTCAACGTAATTAACGCTATGAAGGGTGCTAATGGCGAAGCTGGTACAATCGGTCTTTGTGATTGGAAGAA